AGGTCAGGGGTGGTTGGTTCTTTGTTGTTTTGTTGGCTCATGGGTTGTATGGCGCTGCAATGGGAATGAGCTTGGGCTCGTGGAGAAGACAAATGTACTGAATTTCGATCATCGCCGATATGACACCCGGGTTGCTGCCGTTCGCTGACGCCGAGAAGACGAGAAAGTAGGCCGTCTCAGACGGGTCCGAAACGAACGTGCCGCGGTACGGATTGAGCCCCGAAATCGCGCCAATCCCGAAAAATTTCTTGGCCGAAAACGTTGAAACCGATTGGTACATGCCTGTCGTCGCGGGCCCGGCGCCGTTGTTGACAATGCCTGCGAAGTTGATCTTGTCTGTCCTAAATTTGCCCTCGAGCAATTCGTTGACTGATGAAGTGGACAATGTGTTGTTTGCATCTGCGAGCATGATTCCGCAATAGCTCGGGATAACATTCGACGTTGTTGTATTAAAGAAGCGAACTTTGCACTTGCTTCCAATGACGGTGACATGGTTGTAGATGGTTGACCATTCGACTGCTCCCATTGGGGGGTGGTCTGCTGCAATTCCTCCAAAAGGTTGGTAGATGCTGTTCGCTTTGAAAGGGGCGACATCGATGGTGTTGGTGGCTGCGTCAAAGGCTGTTTCGATGACATATCGGAATCGGACGATCTTGGAAGTGGGGAATCCGGTGAGAGGCAGATAGGGTCTGTTTCGACGGGTTCGACGCCGACTTCGTCGCATTGTCCGTCGGTACTTTCGTCGGGCAACCATTCCATCTATACCCCCTATTTGTGGGACCCCAAAAAAAAGACTGGGCCGAATGAACGCGTTTATTCAGAATGCCTCAGGGGGGTCTTCGGGCAAAACATATTCCTTGGAGAACGGATCGAAAGGGACGAGCGTCGTGTCGTCAAAGGTCCAAACTCTCCAGCGGTCCTTGGACAGTTGTTTCACAAGTGGTGGGGTGTTGCAGAAAACAATGACAGCAGGTGGTTCAAATAGCCACTCGCGATAATGGTGACGAACGTCTTGAACGTGGCCATTCTTGATTTGTTCAATCGCTTGGTAAACGCCTGACATCTTGTGCTGTGGCATCGCGCGAGGAAGATCGACAAGAACAATACCGGGTTCACGAAGTTCCTTGGCCATCAGAATGTCACAGCAGGTCTGAACGAGTTCCTTGGAATCGTTGATCGGTGGAAGGGAAACACCTCGATTGTGTGAATGCAAATACAGAGCGAGAAAGCTCTTGCCAAGATTGCCGTGGGTGCACCAAATAAAGTCAATGTGGCGATCGTCGGGAATTGCCAGGTGCAGAAGTTGTTGTTGCCACGGGCGAAGTTGATCATCGGTGACACGAACACGCTTGGGAATGTAAGACGTACTTTGATTGGACCATGGTCCTTCGACACGCGTCTGGATCTTCATGACGTAGTCAAAACCCTCTCGGGAAGCACTTGGTTGACAGTAATTGACGTGTACATCAAGGTCCTTGAAACACTTGACCACTTGTGCACTTCGAGCCTTCTTGTGCAGCGTAAGTTTGCCTTGGAAGTGGCGATATCCGGTCTGTTCCCCCTCTTCGAGTTGGAAGACCCACTTCTTCGCAATACGCGGGAGAATCTTGCAGAGGTGGTCACTCGTTGTGTTGCTCTCGCTGAGCCGAAAGTCGTAGACGAAGACTGCGCTGGCTTGTTTCGTCGGGGGCCTCACAGGCGCTTCGCTGGAAGAATGTGGTGAGGCCATGGTGGTTCCTTGTAATTTGCCACCCTTGGAACTGTTGGAACTATTTGTAGTGGGGTGTCCGAGAAAAAACATCGCATAGGGAAACTGGGTGCGAGGAACATTTTATTTTTTTGCCCAATGAAAAGTGAACAAACCAGAGAATCGCATTGGTCGCCGCCCGCACGGCCGGCCCTCCGGGCCGACCTTCGGACCCTCGCGGGTCCTCGCTCTGGCGCGGCTCCAGGTCAGGGGTGGTTGGTTCTTTGTTGTTTTGTTGGCTCATGGGTTGTATGGCGCTGCAATGGGAATGAGCTTGGGCTCGTGGAGAAGACAAATGTACTGAATTTCGATCATCGCCGATAT